CAGCGACAGGACAAACAAGTCCGATAGCTTTTACTAACAGTATGTCTGATGCTAACTTCAGCCCTACCCATTTTAATAACGCCAACACAGGTAATAATCACACAGCGTTTGGTAATAACTTTGCTGGGGGATGCGGTGGTTTAGCAACAGGTTCTTTTGGCACATCATCATATAATACGGGGTATGTTGATGCTGAGTTAAATTATAATTCTATTAATGGGGACCTTGCATGAGTGAGATAAAAACAGACAAACTCACTGGCGTAGGCACTGCTGGGTCTATTGTAGTCACAGGTGAAGGTAATAGCACGACCACCAACTTGCAGCAGGGGTTGGCGAAAGTTTGGACTCGTTTTAATGGTACGAGTACTATAGCGGTTAATGATTCTTTAAATGTAAGTGGTTTAACAGACCACGGAACTGGAGATTATCAAGTTAATTTCACCAACAATATGGGTAATGTTAACTATGCGCATACCGCTAATTCTAATAACGCCCTTGCATTAAATGGCAATGCTAATTCTGCTGATAATCTACGGGTTGGAACGTATGACGGTTCAATTACTTTAGCAGATTCAAGCAGGGTCTTTTCTGTTGCACAAGGAGACCTAGCATAATGGCACTAGGAAAGATAAAAGCAGATACCCTAGAACACAGCACCGCTGGGTCACTTGATACGCAGTACGTTGTGAGGGGCAGTACAAAGGTCTGGATTAATGCTCCTGCCGCAAAAAATTCAATTAATGACAGTCTAAACGTAAGTTCCTTAGATGATGATGGAACTGGGGATTTTGGTTTGCACTATACTGCCTCTTTTGAATCTACTTATTATTGTTTTTCTCCGGGCGTAGATGATGGTGGTACAACAACTGCTGTTATAGGATGTGATGGCACAAACGGAACTTATGCATCGGGTTCCGCTGACTTTGAAACTTTTTACGTTAACTCTTCTAACAATAGAACCATGACAGACCAGTATAGTTTCTTAATGTTTACAGGAGACCTAGCATAATGGAAACACCACAGTTTCAAGGCACACACCTATTTGACAGACTATGTTGGGCTAAAGAAAACCTTGAGCCTCATCAATCTGACTACCGTGTGGTCTATGAAGATAAGATAGATGAGTGTGCAAAGATACTTGTACCTGATCCAAACTGGATGGCTTGTGCGCTACAGGGCGGCATCCTACCACCAGTGCAGGTATACTGGGAACTAGCTAAAGATGAGGCACAGCCAGACTTTAAGAAGCATACTAGAGGTTATTTGCTCCATAACACAGAGCCTGTTGAGGCAATGACAGAGGAGCAAGCAATCGAGTATTTGATTATGAAAGATTGCCCACAGCACGTTTGGCGTGATTGGGATAGCGGTAATAAGCCAAAACTGGTAATATGCCGCAAAGAACAGCTTCCAGCTACAAGAGAGTGGCGCAATGCTTGGAAGATTAGTGAAGACCTAGCCACTGATGAAACTGTAGCCGCATAGGAGAAACCTCATGGCAACAACATATATCGTAGACAAGGACGGTAATCAGATTGATGCTTCAACAGCTACCGTTCCATCTGACCGTCATTTTCGTGGAGCATGGACTTTGAGTGGTAAAGTCATCTCTGAGGACATGACAGAAGCAAAAAAGATCTTTCAAGATAAAATCCGTGAAGTTCGCGCACCCCTGCTTGAGGCAGAGGATGTCGTGTACATGAAGGCTCTTGAAGCTGACGATGCTACTGCAAAGACTAATTCTGTAAATAAGAAGAAGGCTTTGCGTGATGCACCAGCCGCTTCTGCGATTAGCGATGCAGATACAATCGCAAAGCTAAAGGCAGCTTGGGATACATCTGTGTTGGGTGACAGCCCTTACGCATAAGGAGATAGACGGTGGCATTAACTAAAATAATTGGTGAAGGCATACAGGGGATCTCTAACTCCTCTAATGCCACCGCTATTACTATATCTTCTGATGAAATAGTAACAATGTCTAGCCAGCCATCGTTTCTTGCTTACCCTGATAGTAATATCGCAGTGAGTAATTCCACTAGTTTAAGCACATTTGCTGCTAATACTGAATTATATGATAACGGTTCAAACTATAATACAAGCACCTATAAATTTACTGCACCTGTCACGGGTAAATATTTAATTAAATGGGGTTTTAGATTAGATAGTTCTGATGCGGGAGCAACTTATTACTATTACAGAATATACACAAGTAATAGAGCTTATGACCAAATTGTAGATATCACCTCAGATGAAACATATTCAGCCCCACATAACATAGCGATTGTTGATTTAGATGCTAACGATGAAGCTTACCTACAATATCAACAATATTCAGGAACCAATAATCACGCAACGATAGTGAGTAATTCAGGATTGACTTATATACAAGGGATTTTAATTGGGTGAAACAACCCTGTCATAAAGGAGACATAAATTGGCAAATCATACTAAATCAGTTGTGCTGACTGACCTACAGCAGAAAATTTTGAGTAACGATTTATATAATGATACAGATAATGCTGGTCTTGATGAGTGGATACAAGCGGCGGTTGACGGCAAGATTAATAACTGTTGGAAGCGAATGCAGCAGGAGTGGACAACGAAGCTAATGAATGATGATAGCTTTACTGACAGCATACCAAGTAATCAGGCAGACTTTGTTGCTCTTATCACAGCTCGTTCAGATTATAAAAACCGTAAAGCACGGGATGATGCAAATACTATAGGAAGTTAATATGCCATATATAGGTAAATCTCCAGAGTTCGGTGTTCGCAATCGCTTTGTATATCAAGCGACATCAGGACAGACTAGCTTTAGTGGCAGTGACGGTGATGCGAAAACACTGAAATATACAGATAGTCTGTATATGGATGTTTATCAGAACGGTGTGCTTCTCAAGCCCGGAACCGACTATACAGCTACGACAGGTACAACAGTCGTGTTGGTCACAGGGGCAAGTCTGAATGACGTAGTTGAGATGGTTGTGTATGACACCTTTGCCATATCTAGCAGTTACTCTAAAACAGAGAGTGACACACGCTATCCGTTTAAGGGTAACAACAGCATTATCCGCTTGAATGGTCAGACCATCAGCGCAGACATTACGATTGACAGCGATGAGAATGGCGTATCGGCTGGCCCTATAACACAGTCTGCTACGGTTACTGTTAATGGATATTGGAGTATCGTATGACCAGTGTATTGAATGTAGATACTATTGCAGATAAAGCTGGCACTGGTCCTGTTGGGTTGACTAAGCAAGAAGCTGTAAAATCTCTTCACACCTATGACCAACCAGCGGCTACTAGTGTGGACTCATTGAATATATCAAGCGCAACGGATAATACAGACGGGGAAGTAACGCATACTTTTTCTAGTGCTTTTTCTAGTGCAACAGCCAGACAAGTAATGGTTAGTGCTTGGAACACTGCTGATGGTGGCAGCAATGCAATAGCTGCAAATTCAAGAGGTTTTAATGCTTATCAATATCATAGCAATAATGCAACAACCACAGTGAGAACATTTACAGGAAGAGGTTCCACAGGTAGTGCTGATGGATATGGTGATGATTGTGATGCGACTTATCTGGCAGTATTGGGAGACCTCGCATAATGGCTAGTATTCTTAAAGTAGATACCCTGACAGGTGTAAGCACCGCTGGCTCTATTAGCGTTACTGGCGAGGGCAACTCAACTACGACTAATCTTCAGCAAAGTCTTGTTAAAGTTTGGGCGAAATTTAATGGTAGTAGTTTTGGCGAATTAGATTCATTCAACGTAAGCAGTTTTACAGACTCAGGGACAGGTAATTACACAGTAAATATCAACAATGATTTTTCAAATGCTAATCACGCCTCTGTTGAAGCGTCTGGTGCGTATCATACGGTTAATGATGCGGCTAACGCAGTAGGAACACTTAATATTGCTTGTTATAACTCATCTCATTCAAATGCAGATGAAAGCAGAGTAGCGGTACATAGTTGTGGAGACTTAGCATAATGGCAAGCGAACTTAGAGTAAACACATTAAAGGATGCTAGCGGTAATAACAGCGTAGGCATGAGCACGGTTGCTGAAGGTAGTGCAAAGTCTTGGTACTGTCTTCAAGGTTCAGATACTTTTGCTGTTAGAGATAGTTTCAATACGGCAAGTGCAACAGATAATGGTGAGGGTGATTACACAACTGTTAGAACTAATGCTTTTTCAAACGATGATTATGCAACGGCTGCATTGTGTTCTTCTACTGCCGGTAGTAGTGCACATTACAATTTTACAGTTGAAAACCAAGACAACAGATTAAGATCTACAACATCATTAAGAACTTACATTTTGAACTCGCAGTCGGGAGAGGGTGCAAATGATGCCTTAGATTCTTCTGTGGTATTTTTTGGAGACCTAGCATGAGTAAAGCAGCAGAATTAGCCGCATTGATTGGTTCGCAAACAGCGCAGGGTAACAAGAATTTTATCATTAATGGCGATATGCAGTGTTGGCAAAGAGCCACCGCAGCTACTGCGGCTAGCAACACCTATGCAACTGTTGATAGATGGGCTTTTGGTGAAAGTACAGACGGTGCTTACACTTCTGAACAGTCAACTGATACACCCACAGGCACAGGTTTTTCTTTAAAAGCACAAGTCACAACGGCTGACACAAGCATTGCTGCTGCTCAATATGCTTATATCTATCAAGAAATTGAAGCACAAAATTTACAGCCGTTACAATACGGCACATCTTCTGCAAAAACTCTTACTTTGTCATTTTTTGTCAAATCTAACAAAACCGGGACATACACTATTAACCTCGTGAAACGAGACGCTACAGTATATTACATTCCTATTGAGTACACAATTAGTAGCGCAAGCACTTGGGAAAAGAAAACAATTACAATAACTCCAACCGCTGGTAGCACGTCACTTATCACCGCTTCTGCTGGTGCGATTGCAAATGATACTGGTCAGGGTTTTCAACTTGGGTTTGGTCTTGCATGGGGTTCAAATTTTCACGGAACAAGTAATACTTGGTCTGCTTCCACACATTACGGTACATCTAATCACGTAAACTGGATGGATAGCACAAGTAATAATTTTTACTTGGCACAAGTTCAACTTGAAATCGGAGATGTAGCCACGCCTTTTGAGCATGAGGACTTTTCCACTACGTTAGCCAAGTGTCAGCGGTACTTTGAAACTGTGGAATGGAACTCTTATGTTATAACAGGAAATTCCTATTCAACAGCACAAGCGAATCTGGGTCCGATTGTTTGGAAGGTAAATAAAAGAGCCAATCCAACATTAACTTTTCCAACAATAGGAACTTCGTCTGGCACTATTGGAGTGACAGATGCAACAGCAAACTATATTACTCAGGGCAGTGCGTTCTTGGCAGCTACTACAGTAACAAGCGCACAGATATACAATGCCGCTGATGCTGGGTTTTCTGGATACACTGATGATGGAGTTTGTATGTTGTATTCTTATGGGCCTACAACCCTTAAAGTTGATTCGGAGCTATAGATGATTATTAAAGATGCAAAATGGCAAAAAGGTCCACCTCCGATACAGAGTGATGTTGTAATATGTTTTACTGCAACGATTAATGACGAAAAAGTAGTAGTACCAAAAGCTGTTGGAAACAGCCATTACGATGAGGCTATGCGCCAAGTAGCGGCTGGCGAACTAACTATAGCAGACGCGGATTGATGAATGCCTCTAAGCAAACTACAGTTCAAACCCGGAATCAACAGAGAGGGTACAAACTACTCTAATGAAGGCGGTTGGTTTGATGGTGATAAGATTA